ATGACTTCCTCGATGCTTACGGCATCCCATACACCTTCCGCGCTAGTCCGCTGCCGGAGTACATGTTGCACTTACCAGGCGGTGATACCAAGATCCTGTGTCGCAGCTTTGAGAACTGGTCACGCATCATCGGCTTGAACCTTGCATGGGTGCTTGCCGACGAGATTGACACCGTGACACCATCCATCGCTAACAAAGCATTCCCCAAGATTCTCGGTCGCTTGCGTGCTGGTAACGTCCGTCAGTTCGGTGCAGCATCCACGCCAGAAGGTTTCCGCTGGATGTGGACCACATTCGGTAGCGAGCAGGCGAAAGACCGCCAAGATCGCAAGCTGATCAAAATGCGGTCAGCAGACAACCCACACCTGCCGCCAGACTTTATCGAGCGTCTGGAAGCTAACTACGACCCCAACCTGCTCAAGGCTTACCTCGACGGTGAGTTCGTTAACCTCACCACCGGCACTGTTTACGACCGCTTTGATCGCACCAAGCACGTCATCAGCAGCGTGCCAGACACTGATCGTGAACCGCTACGCATCGGCGTTGACTTTAACGTCGGCAACATGTCCGCCATCATCGGTGTCAAACTTGCCAACAACCTGCTAGTGATCGACGAGATCAGCGGTGCTCACGACACCGACGCCCTAGCCCAGCAGATCAAAGCACGCTACCCAACACGTCGTATCTACATCTACCCAGACGCTTCAGGTGGCAACCGCAGCACCAACGCAACTCAAACCGACATCCAGATCCTCGAAAGCTACGGCATGTCGAACCAGTCACCACGGGCAAACCCGCCAGTGCGTGATCGTGTAGCCGCTGTTCAGGCTCTACTAGAAAACGGTAAAGGGCAAGTGCGTCTACAGGTCAGCCACACCTGCAAACGCCTGATCGAATGCCTCGAACTCCAGTGCTACACAGAAAAGGGCGACCCTGACAAGGACGCAGGGCATGACCACATGAATGATGCCCTAGGGTATCTCATTTGGCGTGAGTTCAATCCGCTGCACGCTGGCGCCGGTAGGGGTACTGGTGTCAGGCTGTACTAAAGGCTATGCTCAGCAGCGTCCAGTTTTAACCCTACTCATGCTGACTGGTTCAGAACTGATCGCCAAGGTCAAAGAATGCGCCGACCTCAACAAGTCGGATCTCGTCCGCGAATGCGGCTACGTCAAGAACGACAAGCTCTGCTTCACCCAGTTCTACGAAGCGCTCCTTGAAGCCAAAGGCTTTGAGATGAAGTCCACCGCCAAGCGTGGTCGCAGCCTGACCTACAAGACCAAGGTGCAGTTCAACGGCAAACTGTCCATCGGTGAAGGCTACGTTCAGGAAATGGGCTTTAAGCCCGGTGACGAGTTTGAGATCAAGGTGCGCGGCAAGTCTGTCACCCTCTCTGCTGCTAACAGCGAGCAACCTGTAGCTGCTTAAACTGATTCATAGCCTGCGCGATAAAACTGGTGTATACCGGCTTCCGTCACTACGACCGCCAACTGACCAGTCGCGTCGCGCAGGTCAATGATCCCAACGCTGCTTGGCGTAATCAGGAACCACACTGGGTTCTGATCGAGGATTTGATCGGCGGCACCTATGAAATGCGGCGCCGCCATCGCCGTTACCTCCCGCAGGAACCACGCGAGCAAGACGAAAGCTATGACAACAGGCTGGCACGCTCAGTGCTGGCACCCTATTACGTCCGGCTGGAGCGGATGCTAGCCGGCATGTTAACTCGCAAGCCGGTCAGGTTAAACGATGTATCTGACCCGGTCCGCGAACAGCTATTCGACGTAGACCTTTTAGGTAACGATTTAAATGTCTGGTGCTATGAAACCGCACGCAAAATGGTGCGTTACGGGCATGTTGGCGTGCTTGTGGATGCACCTACTGCTGGTGAAAATGGACGACCGTATTACGTCAGCTATACGCCGCGTGAAATCCTAGGCTGGCGCACTGAGCTAAAAGATGGTGCGCAGCAGCTCAGCCAGCTACGCCTCCTCGAACGGGTGATCGTACCCGATGGCGAATACGGCGAGGAGGAAATCGAGCAGGTACGAGTGTTAACGCCTGGCGGTTTTGAAATCCACCGCCGCGACAACAATACTGGCGACTTCCGCGTTTTCGATAGCGGCACCACAACGCTAGACCGTATCCCCTTCAGCGTTGCTTACGCCAACCGTATTAACTTCATGGAATCACGCCCGCCGATGGAAGACATCGCGGAGCTAAACCTGAAGGCTTATCAGATCCAATCTGACCTAGACAATCAACTGCACATCAGCGCAGTGCCGATGCTGGCATTCTTCGGCTTCCCGTCTGCTGCCGAGGAAGTCAGCGCTGGACCCGGCGAAGCAATCGCTTTCCCATCAGAAGGCAGGGCAGAGTACATCGAACCTAGCGGTAACAGCTTTGAAGCGCAGTTCAAGCGCCTTGAGCACATCGCCTATCAGATCAACGAGCTAGGTCTATCTGCTGTGCTCGGTCAGAAGCTATCGGCTGAAACTGCAGAGGCTAAACGCATCGACCGCAGTCAAGGCGACAGCACCATGATGGTTATCGCGCAAAATATGCAAGATCTGATCGATAACTGCCTGGTCTATCACGCGCAGTACCTCAACATCCCCGAGGCTGGCAGCAGCTACGTCAACCGCGACTTCCTTGGCTCTCGCCTTGAACCGCAGGAGATCCAATCCCTGTTACAGCTTTACACCGCTGGCACGATCACGCAGAAAACCCTGCTAGACCAGCTCAGCGAAGGCGAGGTCCTAGGCGATGAGTTTGACGTAGAAGAAGAGCTAGAGGCTACTCAAAATGGCGGGCTAATCGAGATGGCACAGCCTGAGCCACGCGCTACAGAACAGATGCCTGAGGAGCCAGTCGAGGAAGACGCAGACGAAACTGACGACGAAATCCCGGCATGATATGTCCATGCTGATGTGGCTAGCTATGGGCGCTTTCAAGAAACCACGTCGGCAGCAACTGTCGTGCGTTCAAGGGCAACTGCCACCAGCACTATTTGCCATCGTTCGGATCTCATGGTTCAAACGTGGCAGAATCTACGCTGTAGAAGAGATGAGCATCGAGCACGCTGGCGATGATACCGGCGAAGCCTTGCTCCTGCTATTCAAGGAGGCGCTAAAGCAAGGCGCTGATGTTTACTCAATTACGACGTGCCACCCTACTGAGATTGGGATAGATCCGTGAGCACACCAGCTAGCCTCTACCGCAACGCCATCGACCTGAACCGCTACAGCAACAGCGTCGCAAAGCGGCTGGTTGTTTCGTATAACGACATCATCATTGATGCAGTCAATCAGCTACGCACCATTGATGATTTGGCAGCACCTGTCAAGGCTGCCAGACTGCGTGCAATCCTCGCGCAGCTCAAGGAATCGCTAGGCACCTGGTCTGATGCCAGCGTTGCCACCATGGCTGATGAGCTGCAAGGTTTAGCGCTGCTGCAGTCTGAGTTTGTCGAGGATCAGCTACGCCGTGCTTTGCCTGCTGGTGCCCGCAGCGCAGTCAACACCGTAGAAATCAGCCCGCAGTTCGCGCAGTCAGTCGTTACCACAGATCCAACGCAGCTCAACGTGGTAACCCTGAGCGATGATCTGTTCGCCGCTGTGCAGGGCGCACCGCAGACATTCAGCCTGACCGCTGCCAAGGGCGCAACGATCACGCTGCCAAATGGACAGGTTGTACAGAAAGCATTTCGTGGCATCGCTGCCGAC